CCATACGACCTGTTACAGATTCAGCGTGCAAACGAACCCACTCCATTAATGCCTGTGTTGCCGATGGCCCAATAGGATCCACAAAATCAACTTTAATCGGGTCCCAATTGAATCTACCCGCAACGAATGTACTTGTATTTAAGAACGGTATTTCTGTACTACCTATTTTTATTGCCGGTCTTCCCGAACTCTGAACATACCATTCGTTAATACCCAATGAAGAAGGGAATCTTAATATAAATCGGTTATTCCTTTTGGGTTCATAAGGAATAGGCATTTTCATTAACAAATCAGCCATATCTTTAAATTTTAATCTTTTTTAGTTTTTTATATAAATACTCGTCAAAAAGTTTTTCTATTTACTTTTTTTTTTGACAAACTATTCTCATATTAATATTTCTTTTTTATACCTCCGGTCGTTGAATAAGTTGTTAAATCAACTCCTTCGGGTTTATTTTTTTCAAAATGAGTTTTCATTTTTTCAACGTTTCTAATATCATCATCTGAAAATCCAATCATAGGTATGAACTTATTAGCAATCTTTTCTTTCATGAAAGCTCTTTTATGAATTTTCTTAGCAATTTTTTTAACGTGATCAATAAAATCATTCATAGCATCAATTTTACCCTCTTCGGGGTTTGAAGCACTTCCCGAACCATAACTAACTGGTGAAAATTGACACATATCTAAATATTCACGAATAATTTCATCATCCGACATATCTTCCATATCATCAATAGATCTGTAATTTCTTAGATTTTTAATCAAAAGTTTTTTATTAATACCATTGTGATTTGATACTATCATATTATATACCGATTCTTTCAGAGTATCGGGTTTGTGACCTCTAGCCGTTATAATAGCAAACACCGAACCACCATTAATCGCTTCAATAAAATCATCCCAAGCCGGACCAGTATCGGCAACCATTGAATCAATCAAAAAATCCTTATCACCTTCAGTTCTAAAGTTTCTAAATGGGTCATCTGCAAATCCTACAATAGTTCTACCTTTATATTTAAAGGGTTCTTTACCAATCTCTGTTCGGTACTCAGCAAAATCCTCCGTTCCCATAGGTACTTCATCCCCATCCTCATCTTCTAACATGATTTTGGTCGGCATATAAAGTAAATTATCATCCCAATCAAAAGCATAATACTTCATGTCAGGAGTTCCTTTGTCACCAATCCCCTCGTTAATGTATGAGGGAATTAGTGATTTTAGGATTCTATTTTTTAATAGATCTTTCATTTATTAGATATTTTCAAAAGACGCACCTGTTGGTGTAATTAAGAACTCGATATCAATGAATTCCAAAGATTTAGTTGGTTTAATATAAACTTTACCCACCAATTGGTTTCTATCCAAATCTTCGGGTGAAGAACTTACCGTAACTCTGAAATCATATAGACCTCTATCTCTTCTAATTGAATCCAAAATAGGATTAACCGCATCTAAGAAATCTTGTCTAACTTTCTCATCGTTTTGTTCAAACAACAATCTAACCGCAACCGCTGAAATTAATTTACGAGCTTGTAACAACAATCTTCTAACATTTAATCTGTCAAGTGCTGATTGTGCAACTTGTAGTGTTTTATTACCCCAAATTACAGTTCCAACATCTGAGAAAGTTGCGATAGGATTAATTCTTCCTTGATACAATGTATCTCTATCTGTTTGAGTTAGTTTTCTTCTTGCTTTTACCGAATTAACCAAACCTCTAGTATAACCCGCCGATGCGAACCAAGGGAAAGCTATATTATCGGTAAGTGCTAAGTTTCTACAAACCTCACCTGTTGGTGGAAGATAAATTTGTGTGTTATTAACAGTATCTCTAACTAAAATCCAAGGATAATAAGTTGATGTATAGTTAGAATCAATACCAGTATCATCCAAAGTATTAACAGCTTCAGTCGGATCAATGAAATCTTGTGAATCCACCGTTGAAACCAATAGGTCAATATCGGGAGTTGTTGTGATATAGATCGAATCCGCTCTATCTTGCTCAACCATCTCAATTGCGTTTTCAACTAAGTTACTGTTATTTACATAATCAATACCCGGAGTTGCGAATACGTTAATATTAGTTGCTTCAGGATTTGCGAATGTTTGAATACCAATTAAGTAAGCATAATAGTCAGTTGTTGCATAATCGGTAGTGTTATTACCATATGTATATGGTCTAAACGCACCCCAACCAGTTGCCGATGGATATCTTGTATCACAAGTAGATGAAACACCTTTCTGATATCCTGTACCACCTAAAATAAATTCATCACCATTAGATCTTCTTTCTCTATAAATGTCCCAACCATCAAAACCACCTTGAACTAAGAATGTGAATTTACGTGATTGTATTTTATAATATGGATTAGCGGGATCTGTTGGGTCTGTTGTGAAACTTGTTGATCCAACTTCAAATGCCGATGTTCCTGAAGATAGGTATGAATTTGCGATAGTTACTACCGTAGCACCACTATCCATGTGGAAACCTTTAGTTTGATAAGTCCAACTTGATGCCTCATTACAAATACTTGTTGGGTTTTGTTTTCCTTTATATTGGAACAAATCGGAGTCAATACCCAATTGTGATGAAAATCCTAAGTAAGTAGTTCTAACTTTATCACCACTTGATGTTGTTGAATTATCTGCCGAACCTGTAGCATTTCCAAATGGTGGGTTGTAAATAACTTCACCAGGGAAATCATACTTAGTTTTATATACAGGTTGTGGTGGTGTGTTTGATGTTGAAGAATAGGTTCTTTCAATTAAACCTTCAAAACCACAAGGAATGGCATCTACAGGTGCATCATAATTAAGCTCCAACATAATAAACTTAGAGTTTAATTGGTATTCACCATCAGAGGTACCAACTTTAACACCAATGTAACTATTTTGACTAGGATCCATTGTACAGTTTGTGAATTTCTCCAAAATAACAGGATTTGTGTCCGTATCGTAAAAATCCCTAACAGCAATATCAAAAGTTAAATTATTGAACGACATATTCAATATTGAAACTTTAACTTGTGTATTAGCAGCATTACCATCTGAAATTGTAATTACTTTGAAAAGTTCATACACCTGATTACCTCGAAGTTCTGAAACCACCCAAGGAGAACTTGGTGTTTGGTAAGGATCTAAGAAATAAGCCATAGTTCCTGTTGTGTTAGCAGCTCTCAACCCCGGTAACTGAATTAAACTTGTGCTTAGTCCTCTAATGTAACCTTTATTATAACCAAAATTCAACAAGTTAGGATAAATTTCTTCTACGAAAAGAGGAACTACTGTTCTGTCTTTACCAAAATTATCTTTACCCAATACTTTACTCAAATAGTTAGTTCCTGTTTGTTGCATTGACGCAGTTAGTGTGAATGGTGTGGAATTTGAAGTTGTTAAACCTGAAATTTGGAATTCTGTGTATGGATTTTTAGTTACACCGCTATTTACATCTACCAAATTAACATTTGATTGAGCACTTACAACAAAATCGGGTCCCGCAACTCCGGAACCGTAATTAGAAACACCTCTTGATCTCAATGTTGCAACCACCATATTATTATATGCTGAATATGCAGTACCTGACCAACCAAAAGTTTGTCCCGAAATCGTTCCCGTGTATGATGTGTAAGATCCAGCACTTAAACCTCCCGACAATGAACTTAAGAAAGTTACAAAAGAACGACCAACATACGCATTGCCCGAACTGATATTAAACAATGAATAATACCAAGGATCATTTAAATAAGATGTGTAATCCTGAGATGATGCGTTTGTGTTATAAACACCTAAAACGTTTGTTGAAGCCGTGTAAGCACCTGATGTATATGTTGTGTTAGTTGCCGATGGTAAACTACCAAAAATATATGATGTTGCACCTGAATTAACTTGAACAACCGCAGCGGTATCATTACCAAAAACCGTTAATAATAAATTTTGTAAATCTGTTGTAAATGTTGAAGTACTACCATCTATTTTAGTATATGACGCATTTACGTCTGTATATGCTGACAATCCGTTTGTTAAAATATTTACAGTTCCCGTTGAGTTAGCACTAAATGTAACTGTGAATCCAACAGGTGTATTACCTGTAATACCAATTGTTGATGTATTTGGATTTGCAATCGTTTTGATAGTCCAAGATGGTCCTGCATCATATCCTGATAGACCTAATATTCTTGATACAAATAACTGATTTGATTGTTGTAAATATGATTTTGCAATATATGCCATTTCATATTTAGGAATTTGTGTGTTCACAAATTTTTCTGTTGAAGTTCCACCGAAATATGTTTCATACTCATCAAAACTAGTGATAAAAATTGGTTCGAAAGCGGGACCTTTTAGTGCCTCACCAACCAAACCCAATGTTGTAACACCAACACTTTGAGCAACAAAACTTAAATCCCTTTCTGAGGTATAAACCCCAGGTGAAACGAATACCTTATTTGCTGTAGCCATTATAATAAAAGTTTTTTAATTTATTTACCATAAATACTTTACTTTTAACCAAAAACCGAAGATAATATAAAGTTCATTATCTTTATTTCTACTAAAAATATCTTTTTTTGATATTTAACGATATGGATACCGAGAAAGTCAAAAACGTTAAAATAAGTAAGACCTCACATGATTTATTAAAATCATATTGTGACGACCGTGGATTAAAAATTTATAAGTTTTTGGAAAAACTAATTAAAGATAATTGTAAATCTAAAAAAGATTTATACGGTGACAATTAAACTAATACTGTTTTATAAACAATAAATCCATTTTGACCCGAATCTGTTAACACAACATCGGTTCTTAGAACATCCCCCGAATTTATCTCAAGAATTGGTGTTGTAATGAGAACATTATTAATGTAAGTTGAATACGATGATATATTACTTGAATCATTAACACTCATATTCACTTTATATTGTATGGTTCTTGTATCTGAAGTATAAGATGAATTAAAATTAATAGTAGTTTCAAATGTTTCAGGATTATCGGGATATTTTTTTCTTTTTTGGTTTGGTTTTTTACCATCCAACTCAAACATAGTGAATTGTCTTGAAATTGCCGGTTTTACTTGGAACTCGTTTTCGTCCAAAAGGAACCCTTGTAGTGTAAAACTGTATTTTTGTAAGTAGAATTTTCTTTTCTCAACATCCATAACCGATTCATCAACAATATCACCCCTTAATATGGGAATATAATGTCCTTTTATTACGGTATAAGCTTGTCGAGATGCGAATTTTTCTATAATAACTTTATTGAAAGAATTAACTTCTCTCATTCTGTTACATATAATATAAACGTTATATGTTATATCAATCGGAACGGGTTGTGGTATGGAATAAACATCAACACCTTTTCTAGTTCCATCCCATGTTGGAACCGCAACGTATTGATATTGTCTTCTATTAGGAATATTGAACATTCCACCATATGTTTGTCCAAATTGTACCTCGGGAACTCTAACCACAGTAACAAATGGTAATGAAACGTTTTTATCCAAGTCCTGCGTATCCCAAGTTTGTGTAAATTGTGCCCAATTTTGAGTTGTAATAATAAGATCTAAAGTAGGAACAATTTTTCCTTCACTTATAATTTGTAATTCATCCTTAACAAAATCCAAAAATCCTCTATCTAAGTCCGCATGAAGTATAGATTTTGGTAAATATGTCCCATCCTCATTGATTTTATCAAGAAGTTCTTGCCTTCTAGCCGGTCCAAATTTGGGTTCAACTAAAGGTAATGTTGGTATTATTTTCTTAGGTAACGCCATTATTATATTCCATTAAATTCATTTCTATTAACAGGTACCGCCACGAATGTTCTATAAAAAGGTTTATATCCGCCATAAGTATGTTTCAAATCTGAAGTAACACGACCATCATTAGCTACACTATAATACCTTACTTTTGATTCCGTTTCATAATATGCAATATAATCACCGTATTCTATATCAATACTTAATTCATCCAATTCTTTTTGATACACCGAAAACGTCATGTTACCTGGTTCCATTTGATCTAACTTACTGTTTCCAATAAATTTGTTTTCAGGTGCAACAATCTTAACATACGCTTTGAACTCCACAGGGGGTTGATAGGTAATACCACCTTCGGGTGCTTCACCATAAACATCGTCTTTTTTGGTTTTACTTTTATCCACTTTATATAAAACCAAAGTAAAGTTCATATCACCTTCCAACCATTCACGACCCATCTCAATATCTAAGTCGTAGTCTTCAGCTCCAAAAAACTTTCCTAATCTTGTTATCGGTACTTTACGCTCTGCCATATTGATAAATACTTGATTGTTTATTATATTTACCTTTTAAGTATGAATGAAATAAAAATCAATCAACCGCTTGAAATCAGAGCACTTGATGTCCTTGATAGTTATTCAGGGGCAAACAATTATATTATTAAATTAAAAATCAAAAAAGATACCAATAAAAAGTTCTATCCAACAAGAAACCAAGCGGAATATATCTTGGCTTATAAAGATTCCGTTCCAAAAGTTGCAAGAAAATGGGTGGAACTTGATATGTATTTTGCCAATAAATTTGCTGATGAAAAATTATTAACCGAAGTTCCAACCAAAATATGGGTTGAGAAGTTATTGGTTGAAAAAGATACGTCTTATCACATTTGGGGTAAGTATTTTGAACACGAGGAATTATATGATTTTTGGATTCCTAAATCAGGAATTATTAAAGATACTTCTGTTAAGGTTGTTATTGACTATGAAAAGTATTCACATAGACCGCCTCTTTCACACCAAAAAGAAGGTATTGAGAAATTAGTTGGAAATAAAAAATACATTCTTGCCGATGATATGGGTTTGGGGAAGACAACACAAACAATTATTGCTGCGTTGGAGACAGGGGTTGAGAAGGTTTTAATTATTAGTCCTGCATCATTGAAGATCAACTGGCAACGTGAGATTGAAAATTACACGGATAGATCGGTTGTAATTATTGATGGGAAGAAATGGGAATCCGCCGATTTTGTTATCGTAAATTATGACATTTTGAAAAACTTTCATGATCCAAAAAATCGGGAAGAAAGTCAAATATTGAATGAAGGATTTGGGTTGGTCATTATTGATGAAGCACATTATATTCAAAACACACAAGCACAAAGAACAAAACTTATTAACGATTTTGTTAAAAAAATTGATAGATTATGGTTATTAACCGGAACACCAATGACATCAAGACCAATAAACTATTATAACTTATTAAGTTTGATTGATTCACCCGTTGCAATGAATTGGATGGCTTATGTTATGAGATATTGTGAAGGTTATCAATTCAAGGTAGGGAATAGAAAAGTTTGGAATGTTAATGGTGCGTCAAATCTTGAAGAATTAAGAGATAGAACATCTCGTCAAGTATTAAGAAGATTAAAAACCGACGTATTGGATCTTCCTGAAAAAATCATCACACCCGTTTATCTTAAATTGAAATCTTATGAATATGAACGATTGATGGGTGAATATTATGATTGGTATGATAACTCTAAAGAATCTACCTCATTAACCGTACAATTCACTAAATTAATGAAGGTTAGACAGGTTATATCGGAAGAAAAAGTAAAATCAACAATTGAATTATGTGAAAACATTATTGAACAAGGAAAGAAAGTAATTGTTTTTACCAATTTTACCAACTCGTTAAACTCTATCTTATCTCACTTCGGAAAAAAAGCGGTTGGTCTTGATGGTAGTATGCCTCAAGGTATGAGACAAGATAACGTTGATAAATTCCAAAATGATGAAAATATTATGGTGTTTGTTGGGAACATTAAAGCAGCTGGGGTTGGTATCACATTAACATCTGCGGAAGTTGTTGTTATGAATGACCTGTCATTTGTACCGTCAGATCACTCACAAGCCGAGGATCGTGCTTATCGTTATGGTCAAAAAAATAACGTTTTGGTATATTATCCTATTTTTGATAACACGATTGAGGGTATTATTTATAACATTCTACAAAAGAAGAAAAACATCTTTGAAACCGTTATGGGGGATAATTTAAGTAAGGGTGATATGGTGGAGGAAATCATGAATATGATTAACACAAAAAGATAATGATATATTTATCATTATGAAAGTTAAAGTAACAGAAGATAAGTTATACCCTGTTTTCAAAAAATTTATGGAAACTCAGTTTAAGAATTATGAATGGATCGAAGATAATTATGATGTTGTTTTGTTTATGAGTCCCGGAGGAGATTCTTATTTGGCGTTGAGTAAAGATAAAACTTTATTAATTTATGCTAAAACCGCAAAAAAAATCCTTAATTACCTTCCTATGGAACGATCTATGTTCCTATCACTTATGACTAGATGGGTAGGAGAGACCTTAAATATTAAGGGTATAACCCTCTCGCAGTTTCAACAGTTGGTTTTGATTAGCCTTAATAGATAATAATAATATATTTATCATTATGAAAGTTAAAGTAACAGAAGAAAAGTTATATCCATTATTCAAAAAATTCATGGAAACT